TGGGAAATGTTTATCGAGGAATTGAAACCCGGTCGCCGCGACAAGGTGGCTCGTGCGCGTGCCATCCAAGGCCGCTTGCAGCAGGGCAAAGTGTTCTTCCCGGCGGATGGGCATTTCACGGCTACTTTGATTGCGGAGATGCTGCGCTTTCCAAGCGGCGAGCACGACGACCAAGTGGACGCCTTGGCTTGGGTTGGGCACATGCTAGCTGTTTTTCATGGTTTAAAAGATCCAAAAGAACCACACAAAACGTCTTGGAAGGATAAGCTATTGGGCACGAAGAAGGACGGTAAAAGAAACCCGATGGCGTCATGAAAACGGTTGAACGTGAAGCGCGCAAAGCCAAGATAGCCCCGACAACCGCGTCGGAGAACGCCATCGCGCGTGAGAATTTCAACCGGTATGTCTCGTACCGGGACCGTGGTCATAAAGCCTTTATGGCGCGCGCAGATCTCTGCGACAAGTTCTTTCGCGGCGAGCAGTGGGACCCTGTTGTCAAGCAGGACATCGAGGACGAAGGCCGCCCCGCCCTGACGCTTAACCTTGTCCTGCCAACGATCAACGCCATTCATTCCGAGAGTATGAAGCGCCGTGTTGACATCCGTTTCAAACCTACTCGCTTGCAAGGTGAAGACGCCTCGCTCGCGCTAACCAAGCTGTTTAAGATTGAATACAGTCGAAATAAATACAATTGGGTCGAAAGCATGGTCATTTTGGACGGCCTCGTCCAATCTCGCGGTTTTTTTGACGTACGCATGGACTTTGATGAAAACGTCAACGGCGAGCTGTCCATTAAGTCCCTAGATCCTATGGAAGTGCTCATTGATCCTGATGCTAAGGAGTACGACCCGAAGTCATGGAAGGATGTCATTGTTACCCGGTGGCTGTCCATTGACGACATCGAAGGCACTTATGGCAAGAAAAAGGCACAACAGCTTGAGTACTTAGCGTTCTCTGGCGCTGCGAACCTCATGGATTCGCTCGACTTTGACGACCCGATGCAGAATACGTTTGGCGGCGAGTTCGACAGCCTGCGTATGACCCGCGAGATGCAGGAAGGCGACGAGCGCACCCTGCGCGCGGCTCGTATCATCGAGCGCCAGCACCGCAAACTGAAGCGCGTTGTTCACTTTGTAGACCCTAACACTGGCGACGCCAAGCCCGCCCCCGATGGTTGGAGCGACAAGAAGATTGAAGCATTTGCGGCGAAGTTTGGCCTCGAAGTCATGGCCCGTGTGCGCCAGCAGATCAGGTGGACCGTTACTTGCGACCATATAGTCTTGCACGACGACTGGTCTCCTTACGATCACTTCACCGTAGTGCCGTATTTCCCGATTTTTCGCCGGGGCAAGCCTATCGGCGTGGTCGAGCACCTGCTTGGCCCGCAGGAGCAGCTTAATAAAACCGAGAGCCAGCAGCTGCACATCGTTAACTCCACCGCCAACGGTGGCTGGCTTGTTGAAGCCGAGTCGCTGGCTAACATGTCGGCGGACGATCTTGAAGAAAAAGGCGCGCAGACCGGCATCGTTATCGAGTATCGTCGCGGTACTACGGCGCCGCAGAAGATCCAAGCTAACAGCATCCCGACGGGCCTCGACCGCCTCTCTTCGCGCTCTGCGCAGTACATGCAGATGATCAGCGGCGTCAACAGCGCTATGCTGGGGTCCGAGCGCCAAGACGTCTCCGGTATTGCGCTGGAAAAGAAGATCGGCGGCGCCGAGCGGCTCATTGATGTGCCCATGGACACGCTGGAGTACACACGTTTCATCCTCGCGGAGGTCGCGCTGGCCATGATCCAGCGGTTCTACACCGACGAGCGCGTCTACTACATTACTGACGAAGATGACCCGGCTTCCATGCCGGAAGAGTTTGCGATTAACCAAGCGCAGCGCGGCACTATCGTCAACGACATTACGCTTGGCAAGTACGGCGCGACGATTACGACTTCGCCGAGCCGCGACACGATGGATGACATTACTTTTGCCGAGCTGGCGAACCTGCGTAAGATCGGTGTCATGGTGCCCGACGACGAGATCGTCATGGTCTCCTCGCACCCACGCCGCCGCGAGCTGGCCAAGCGCATGCGTATGGATATGGGTATCGACCAGACGCCGGAGCAACAGGAAGCCGCTGCTATCCAGAACGAGATCGCCATGCTGGAAGCCCAGAAACAGCTTCAGCTGCTCGACGCTCAGATCGCCAAGCTTACCGCCGACGCTCAGCTCTCCGCTGCCAAGGCCGGTGCAGCCGCAGCAGCTCCAGACATGCAGCTTCAGACCCTTATGTCCGACCGCGAAATGCGCGAGAAAGAGATCGCACTTCGTGAGCGCCTTGCGCAAATGTCCAAGGATGCTAAGGACAAGGCGCTGGAAACCTCGTCAGCTACCAAGCTGTCGATCACTATGCTTCAGAGCGCCGACAAACAGCGTGCTGATGACCTGAAAGACCGCCAAGCGGCGGCAAAAGAGCGAACTAAGGAGAAATCATGAGCGCTAAAGATCCTAACGAAAAGAAGGTCGCTGACCTTACAGACTACATGCCCGACCCCGACGTTGAAGACGTCGAAGCCGTAGACCTGAATTTTGGTTTTGAGGAAGGCGAAGATGAAGAGGCCGTCCCTGCTCGCCGCCCAGATAAAAAAGCAAAGAACAAAGGAGCGAGCAAGGAAGATGAGGGCGATGAGAACGAAGGCGACGTTGAAGGCGACGAAGCTGGAGATGATAAAGACGGCGAGGGCGATGAGAAGGACGACGCCGAAGCTGGAAAGAAAGAAGCAAAAGAACCCAAAAAACCCCAAAAACACATGGTCCCAAAGGAGCGACTAGACAAAGTTCTGGCGCGTAACCGGGAGCTTGAAGCTGAGCTTGCGCGAAAGAACATTGCCTCCAGCACCACTGAGACTAAAGCCGGGAAAGAAGAAAAAGCGTTTGACTTTGACGCTGCCGAAGAAGCGTACCAAGACGCGATCCTCGAGGGCGACAAGGCCAAAGCAAAGCAGCTTAAGGCACAGATGCGTGACGCAGAACGCGCCGTGCTGAGGGCCGAGCTTGCCAAGGAGACCGGTAACGATTCCAAGCGAGACCGGGTTAACGACGCGATCTTGCAGGCTACGTCCGAAATCGAACGTAATTTCCCTGTGCTGGACTCCAACTCCAAAGAGTATAACAAGGAGATTGCCGACGAGATGGTCGAGACTTACACGGGGCTTGTAGCCTCTGGTAAGGACCCGCTCGCCGCGCTTGAGAAAGCGCTTAAGATCACGGTCAAGATGCATGACCTCGTGGACGAGGACGCTGAAGAAGATCCCGCGCCAAAGAGGGATGTCAAGGACAAACTGGCTGCTGCTAAAAAGCAGCCACCTAAAATGCCTGCGTCCGAGCGCAGCAAGAAAAAAGACCTCGACCCAGAAGACGTTGATATTTTTTCGTTGACTGAAGAAGAGTTTGACGCGCTGCCCGAGGCGGTGCTCAGGAAGATTCGCGGCGACACTTTTTAGCCGCTCCTAACTATTTTTGACCAGCCCTCCAACTTTTTTGGTTGGGGGGCTTTTCTTTTATTGTTAATCGTGTAATACATAAGGCTCGAATTTACCGATGCGATAGTTCGGTACGTGTCTTGGCCCGTAAGCCATGTTTTCGCCCGGGGGGCGTTAAACCCCAGAGGTTCGCGGGCCTTACCGCGCAGTGCTTCGTCGTCCCACGATACGGGCAAAACGGGCTTTAGTCGTCCCGAGCGAACACGACTGTCAACCACACTGCAAAAGGATGCCTACCATGGCTCAAACTAACTTTGCGGCGCTGACGACAGAGCAACTGACGGCTTGGAGCCGTGACTTCTGGCGCCACGCACGAAACATGTCTTTTGTCTACCGGTTTGCCGGTTCGGGCTCTAACTCGTTGATCCAGCGCGTTACGGACCTGACGAAAACTAAAAAAGGTACCCGCGCGATCATGACTCTGCTTGCTGATATGCAGACAGACGGTGTCACGGGCGACTACGACCTCGAAGGCAACGAAGAGGCCCTGCGCTCCTACGACATCTCGATCACGATGGACCAGTTGCGTTTTGCGAACGTCAACAAAGGCCGTCTCGCTGAACAAAAATCCGTCGTTAACTTCCGTCAGGCTTCCAAAGAAGCAATCGGTTATGCTCTCGCAGACCGCATTGACCAGATGGGCTTCCTGACCCTGTCCGGCGTTTCCTACACCCTGAAAAACAACGGTGCGCTGCGTCCTGTCCTCGCGACCGGCCAGAACCTCAGCAACCTTGAGTTCGCTGCGGACGTCACCGCCCCAACGGGTGATCGTTTCCTCCGCTGGGATGCTACGGACGGCCTTGTTGCCGGTGATACGACTGCAGTTGTCGCTGCAGATAAGATCACCTACAAGACCATCGTGCAGCTCAAGTCGTACGCCAAAGACAACTACATCCGTGGTGTCCGTGGCAAAGGCGGCGACGAAATGTACCACATGTTTGTTACCCCGACCCAGATGTCGGACCTCAAGCTTGATTCCGACTTCCTCGCAAACGTCCGCAACGCGGGTGTTCGTGGCGAAAGCAACTCCCTGTTCGCTGGTTCGTCCAGCCTCATGGTGGATGGTGTCATGATCCACGAGTTCCGGCATGTCTTCAACACCTCCCGCGCGCTCACAGGCACGTCGGCTAACGCTGGTGCTGCTGGTTACAAGTGGGGTGCTAACGCCAACATCGACGGTGCCCGCGCACTGTTCTGCGGCGCTCAGGCTCTTGCTCTGGCCGATATCGGTAACCCCGAGATGGTCGAAGACGAGTTTGACTACGGTAACCGCCCGGGTATCTCAATCGGTAAGATCTTTGGCCTCCGTAAGCCAAGGTTCATGTCCGATGTCAGTGGCTCTGTTCAAGACTTTGGTGTTATCGTCTGCGATACCGCCCAAGCGCTTGTGAACCCGTAAGGAGGTAACACACTATGGCTACTTATACTTCTGATGTGGCCGCAATCGGCCAGTTCTTCGAAGGCCACGGCGGCTACGTTCAGGTCCGTAAGGTCCGGTTCGTTGCCACCACCCCGCTCGCAGCCACTGACGTAATTCAGATGGTGCCGGTTCGCGCAGGCGAGCAGGTTGTTGGCGGGTATGTGATCTTTGGCGATCTCGACGCTAACGCATCTCCGACCGTGACCGTTGATGTCGGCGACGACCTCGACGTGGATCGGTACATCGATGGTTCGACCGTGCCGCAAACCGGCGGTGTCGTGCAGTTCGGAGCCGGTATTGCTACTACGGCAGCTGCTGGTCTCGCGTACAACCACGTTTACACCGCTGACAACACCATCGACATCACTATCGTTGGTGCGGTGGCCACGGCTGCAGCTGCAGGCGCGGTCATCACCATGGTCGCGCTCATCGTCGGATCGTAGTGTCGTTTCGCTCTCGACACACTGATACGATCTGCTAAGGTGTGGGCCGGTGTAACAACCGGCCCACATTTATATGGAGTGACGAATGCCTCGTCTTTTTGCCCCCACAAGGATCACAGTAACTACTACTCACGGCGCTGGCATGACCATGCAGGCTGGCGAGTACCGCACCGTTGGCTCTGAGCTTTTTGCCGCCGCGTTGCAGCAAGGCGCCTACCCTGCTCCCGAAGAATTTACTCCTTCCGCAGCGCTGCAAGCTTCTGCAGTGCTTGAACCTTTGGCAGACGGCCCTACGCCTCCGGAACAGTTTGCAAAACCCGGTATTGAAAACGCCATGATTCTTGGCGACGAGCCCGAGGAAGAAGACCGTTACCCCCAAGGCGCAACTGTTGCTCCCGACACAACTCCTCTTGAAGAACGCGTTACGGCGGCCATGATCCGTATTATTACCCGTAACGACCCAAAAGACTTTAACAACGACGGTGTTCCTAAAGCACGCGCGTTGACAGCTGAAATGGGCGGGGTCGCCGTCGTGGCAGAGCTTCGCGAGCGTCTTTGGGAACAGCTAATTAAGAAAGAGGTCGCTCTCTGATGGCCATCGCGGTTAACAGCATTGTGTCCGCCGTGCGCAAGATCCTGATGGATGAGGCTGGGATCCGCTGGACCACGGCTGAACTTACCGACTGGATCTCGCACGCGCAGCGCAATATTGTTAACCACAAACCCGACGCCACCGCTACAGCAGCATGCGTCCTCCTTGTGCCCGGCACGCGCCAGACGATTCCATCCGCTGCGCAGCGCCTTATCGAGGTGACACGCAACACGAACTCCGCAGGTACTGCACCGGGCCGCGCGATCAAGCTCGTAGACCGTATGGAGATCGATGCGTCTCACCCGCAGTGGCATTCGGTGAACGCACCGGGCGGAGCGCGGCATGCGAACGTCGTTAAGAACTACGCGTTCAGCGAGAACGATCCGCGAACATTTTACGTGTTCCCCGGCGTGCTGACCCCCAATACTGCGTACGTAGACATGGTGTACTCTGTTACTCCCGCAGACGCCGTAGCAGGTGCGAACCTCTCTGTGGCCGACTACTACGCCGAGGCCGTGACAGACTATGTATTGTACCGCGCCTACATGAAAGAGAGTGAGTACGGCGGTTCCGGCGAGCGCGTGCAGCTCCAGCTCCAGCTGTTCCTTGCTGCTATGGGGCTCGACATTAAGGTCGCAAAAACCAGCTCGCCTAATGCCAACCGGCTGGGCACTGAAGGAGGCCGTAAGTGAGCCTGTCCCTTATCCTGCTTGAAGAATTCTACACCGACATCTACCCGACCGTACCGGGCTGCCCTGAGATGACAATCGAGAACGCGGTGCGGGCCGCAGCGCTGGGTTTCTGTGAAAAAACCGGAATTGTACAATACGACATGGACCCGATTACTGTTGTAAACGGGCAGCACGAGTACGACTTTGAGTCGCCCGACGAGATGATAGTGCACTCGATCCTCAATGCCAACTATGATGGCCACCCGCTTACTGTCCTGTCTTCGAAGCTTATCGAGCAAAGGTATCCGCGCCACCGCGAGTACAATGGCGCGCCCGAGGGTATCTTCCGTAAGGACGCCAGCACGTTCAAACTGTACCCAATTCCTGACACAACCAAAGTGAACTCGTTGTATATGACGGTCGTGGTCAAGCCCGCGCCGAACTCAGAGTATGTGCCCGAACTGCTGCTCAACGACCACAAGCAGGCTATCGTGGACGGCGCCCTTGCGCGCTTGCTCATGCTGCCCACGAAAGACTGGACCAATGGCGCACTGGCCGGAGCCCACACGGCTGCGTTCTTAGGGGCCATTACTGAAGCCTCTCGCCGCGCTCGCCGGGGTGATGAAGGCGCTGCACCTAAAACTAAGTACGGCGGCATCAGTGGTAACAGCACTCGGCGCGGCTGGCGGAAAGGCTGGAGATGACGCCAACCATAGTCCGTATCCGCGACCACTGGCCGTGGGTGTACCCTGTGCTGCAGGAGCTGATCGACAGCACTGGCGCTGGGATTATGCCGGAAGATGTGTTCCATTGGTGCGAAAGTGGCAAAGCTGTTTTTGTCCTTGCCGCTGAAGGTTTTGTGGTAGCTGCGCAGGATGAAGATCCTGTGACCGGTGCCAAGGAGCTGCTTATCTGGTTTGCTTACGCTAACCGAATAGGCGGTGATTGCGTAGCGCAGTATATGCCATACTTTATGGACCTTGCTAAAGAGCTGGGATGCCGGTATATTACGACGAAGACTGTGTTTGATCCCGTTGGGCATCACCTTGAAGAGCATGGGTGGGAACGCGGCCAAACAGAGTATAAGCTGGCGGTGCGCTGATGGGTAAGGGTCCTAAAAAGTCGGATTACCAACCGTCTGAGGCGGACAAAACAGCTGCGTCTATCGCGCTGCAGCGGTATAACACATACAAGACCAAGTACCAGCCGTTGCTTGTAAAGATGCGCGACAAGGCTGAAAGCGACGGCCTGATCAAGGTCGCGCGTGGCCGCGCCAACGCTGACACTATGCAGGCGCTGCAGGCTCAAACGCCGGGCATGCGCGCAGCAACTACTGTGGACGAAACAACCGCCGATACGGGCGGCGCGCTCCTTAGCCAGCTTCAGAAAGCCACTGCAGCTGGTACCGCAGCTAAGAACGACATGGCGGCAGGCGTTGTGTCCGCAGCTAACGAGCAGGGCGCGACCGCGCAAAGCGGTCTGCAGGCCATTGCGCGCCAGAACACTTCTGACGCGCTTAACCGCGCCGCTAACAAGCAGGCGCGCAGAGAAGCTACGATGCAGGCTATAGGCCAGCTGGGGTCGGCCTTCGTTGGTACCGGCCTGCGCAACATTGGTAGCGGCGGTACATTCTTTACGCCTAACGCTAGCGACGTGGCGGGCGGAGATTTTGTACCGCCTGAAGGGCTGCGCGGTCGCCTGAAGATCGGCATGGGGAGGCTTGGTTAATGGGTATCGCGCAAGACCTTATCCTTCGTGTGGCGAGCCCGACTGGTAATCCTGTTGCCCGTAACAACCTCCCGCCGGTGACTGATCCCGGCGCGACGCTGGCTGATATCAGCCGCTCGCAGTACGATGATTATGTCTCGAACTTCGGTCAGTTTGAGTCGGATCTGATTAATAGATCGCAGACAGACACGTCGATTATCGATCAAGCGCGCGCTGACGCGCCGAAAGCCGGTATGCTTTCCAAGCAGATTAACCGCCGTAATGTTAGTCGTTATGGCGCTTCGCTTGATCCTGCGACTGCGCGTGAACTGGAGCGCACCGAAAACCGCAAGACCGCGCTTGGCACTGCGCAGGCGATTAATGACGCGCAGATTGATCAAGACACGGCCAACACGTCGCTGGCGTCCCGCCTGATCGATATTGGGCAAGGCGTGCAGTCCGGCGCGAGCCAAGGCCTTGCCACTGCGGCGGCGAACCGTTCTGCGCTTGATCAAGCGTACCGCAACGCACGCACTGCGTCGCGTAACAGCACACTTGGCACGCTTGCTGGTCTCGGTTCCGCCGCGATGCTGGCAACGGCCTTCTAGGAGAACACATGGCTGATCTTGGCGAAACGATCCTGAACACGCTCAAATTCGCCGCTGGCGGCGAGGGCGAAGTGCAGCAGCGTGTGCTGAATAAGCAAACGATTGACGCTAACCAGCGTAAGCTGGACAAAGATACGAACACAAAATTTGTCGGTAAGCTCGCAAACAGCGATATATACAAACACGTATGGTGGAACCGTGAAAAGGACCCCAACAGAGCACTTCTTGAGTTTGATGTCATAAAAGCGTACGAAGATAATCCAGACCTAACTGTCGAGTTTATGAACACCGGCAACCCACAGGCGCTAAAGTTTACTGATGAAAAAGGACGCCTTCAGCAAGGCAAAATCGCGGGCATTGCGTTGTCCAATCGTAAAAACGAAGCCGGGGAAGAGCTATATGCCGTTGAGGTAAGACGCCCAGACGGTAAAAAAACCAGAGGGGGCCGTAATCCTCCTATGACGACGGGCGCGTCAGCGCGTGACGACGACAGCGTTATGTATTTTACGGCTGCTGAGCTTAGAGACATGGCGTCTACGCGGTTGTGGGAGATGCGCGCAGACGGTTCGTTTGATAACGGAGGCGTGTTTGACCGCGAGACAGCGTTGCTTGGTGACGCAATGGCGGTTCAAGCTGCCGATCAAAAAGCTGAAGTAGTTAAAGCAATAGACGCAAATCTTGCAGCAGGGGGCACTGACCCTGAAATTATGCGCGAGATTATGATGACGGCGCGAGGCCTTCCCGACACCGAGGAAGGCATGGACGCACTTATCCAGATAGCCAAAGACGCTGGTGTTAACCTTGACGCGGTCTTTGCGGGGCTTGCTGCTACCAACGCCGCAGAAGGCGAAGCTCCTACAGAAGTAAGTGATCCCGCGCGCGATACGACCGGTCTGGGCAACTCCGAGACTATGCTCGGGGGTCTTAGTAAGGCTGTTAGCGGCCTTGGCGCCTTCGCAAAAAACCCTGTCGGCACTGTCAATGATATTTTTGGCCTTAGAGCCATCACGGGTACCCCAAGCGCAGCGCCAGCGTCGCCTAGCGCTGAAACCCAAGCCGCAGAGGCTGAGTTTCAACAACTTGCTTTGGAGCTTAAAAAAGAGAAAGCCGAAACGGGCTACGCCACCAGCCCACGGATTACACAGCTTACAAAAGCGCGTGATGAAGCAGCTAAAAAATTCTTTGCCGCCCAGAGTGCCGATGCAGCTGCTGCCGCTGCCCCACCCGCAGCTACCCCCGCCAAACCTATTGGCGCCTTCGACCCCGGCGCGAACAACTCGTTCAAAAAAGCCGTAGATGCCGGGATCGCGGCCATCAACCCACAAATCGAAGCCCTGCGCCAGCGCGCGACCGGCGCCGCCCCCGTGGACTCCTCGCAGTCAACGATCTCGCCCGAGATCATGTCTGCACCAGCGGAAGTTCAGGAAGCCATTCTTGGCGAAGGCCTGTCGCCCGAAGAGCGCCGGGCGGCGATCCTTGGCGCGCTGGAAACCACCCTCGCCAAGCCTACCGGCAAGGCGACCGAGTACGTCCGCGACTACATGATCAAGAACGGTTACACCAGCCCCGAGTCCCTAAGCAACGCTCCGTCAGCCGAGGTCATGAACATTGCGTTCACGATTGCGGCAAACGCAGACGTGGCCACTACCGCTGATCGGCTGAACATCGCCCAATCGCTCCTGAATTTCGCCCAGTTCGGTAACACCGAAACCTCTGCTCTGGAGGTGGCTAAGCTCCAGCAGGCTCGCACAGGTGATAGCATCGCGGCCCAGCGCCTCAAGTTCGATATGTGGAAAGAGGACAACAATCTCGACGCCGCAGAAACGAAGTTCGCTGACGAAGTGTACCAAGAAGCAGCGGCTCGCGCCGAAAAAATCCGCAAGGCCATCACCACCAAGCCCCGTATGTTCTGGCAGAGGAACCCCTTGCCCGCAGAAGCCGTCGATGAGTTTCGTGAAGTCATGAACCGCGCGCAGACGGAACCAAACGCTACCCGCAGGGCAGCGTATCAGACTGTTGCTGGCGAAATTATGCCTGAAGTGCTGGCGGCGTTTATTATAAGCGAGCCGCCCCCAGGTATTAAAGAAGCTATCACAGGTCCCTTCGAAAACTTTTGGCTCCGCGCGCCATATCGCCAGCTTAATACTGACTTCGGTGATTTCCGCCTCTCATACAAAGATGACGGCGTAACGCCAGAGTTCATGTTCCTCGTCACCCCCAAAGGCGACGACGCTGAAGGTGGTCAGATCAATATGCTACAGCTCACAGGCATGTTTGGCAGAGAGACCCGCGATTTTATCTTGTCAGCGATTGAGAAAACTGCAGAGTTGAAGAACGCTCCGAACTAAGCTAGTGTGCTTACTGGCCCGCTAGGGATAGGAGCACCGCTTGTCCAAAATCGTAAACGCCATCAATAACGCTGTTGACAAGCAAGGCGGCTCAGAAGTGCTGCGCGTCCGCGCGGAGCTGAACCGCGTAGGCATCACCGATCCTACCGAGCAGGCCAACGTGCTTGCCCAGATCGAGGCGGAATCTGCTCTTAAGCCGCGTTCCGAGAACCTGAATTACTCGGCTAAGCGCCTGTTCGAAATCTGGGGTCCGAACCAGAAGAAAAACACTGTCCGCTTCAAGACGCTCGACGACGCCAAAGCTGCTTCTGCCAAGGGCGAAGAGCACATTGCGTCCCTGATCTACGACGGTCGTAAAGACCTTGGTAACACAGAGGCTGGCGACGGCTACAAGTTCCGTGGTCGCGGTTTTATCCAGCTCACCGGCAAGGACAACTACAAGCGCTACGGCAAACGCATCGGCGTGGACCTTGTTGCTAACCCCGATCTGGCCAACGACCCCGAAGTCGCGGCCAAGCTTGCGGCTGAGTACTTCGCCGACAAGAAGAAAAAAGGCGTGGACTTCAAGGACATCGCTGCGGTTACCAAGGCTGTCGGTCCTGCTGACCCGAACGCTGTCAAGACGCGCACGCAGCTTGCGCAAAAATACCTGACCCCGGGAGCACCCCCCGGAAAAAAGCCTGAACCGCCATCGCAGGTAGCGATGGCGGGTGTCCTTGGCAAACCACCACCGATCCCTGACTTCAAACCCGCAGCAGACGCAATTACAGGTTTTCTGGGTAACGCCAAAGAGGCTGTATCTAGCGCTTTTTCTGATTTGCCCCAGATCAGTGCCCCGCAGATGCCCCAGATCAGTGCCCCTGATCTCAAGCCTGCAGCAGACGCAATTACAGGCTTTCTGGGGAACGCTGGCGCAGCCGCGTCCAGCGCAACCGCCAGCTTCTTTGATAACGCTGGCGCAGCCGTGTCCAGCGTGTCCGATAACCTTCGCACGTCCATGTTTGACCAAGAGCCGCTGAGCATGCCCCAGATCAGCGCCCCTGATCTCAAACCCGCAGCAGATGCTGTATCCAGCTTCCTTAGCGGGCTGCAAGCGCCGAGCGCTGAACGCCCAGAGGCGATCAAACCGCCCATTGTTGACGCACCACAGTCGATCACGCCGCAGCCCACTCGCCCGCCGGAGCCGGGCGACGAGCCGATGATCGACCGCGCACCGAAGATCAAACTCGCGCGTAAGCCGAAGGAGCGCCCCCCAACACGTTTCGACGCAGCCAAGCTCTCCGCAGTCGAGGCGATGGCCGACCGCTCGTGGTTGGTTAACATCCGCGATGCAGGCGTTGCTCAGTCGGATCTCGTGGCCCGCGAGCAGAACGCGCCCACGGACTCGCTGGAATCCTTAAACCGTGGCTTCAAGTCCGGCATCGTCCAGATGGGTGTTGACTTCGACTACGCCCGCGCTGGCCTTGAGAGCGCCATGGGCAACACTGACCAGATGAACATCTTCCTCGACCGCGCCAAAAGAAACGAGCGCCGCATAGAGGATATTGTCGGCCCGACAGAGTCGCTCAAGGAATTCTTTGAAGAACCGACCGTAGACGGGTTTTTTGACAAAGTTGGCCTGACCCTTGGTCAAGTTGCTCCGTCTATCACGGTCACGGTCGCCACCGCGTTTGCCACAGGCGGCACGAGCGCTGTCTTGTTCGCAGCCCCGCAGTTCGCCGGTAAGACTGTCGCTGTCGGCACGATGAAAAAAATGATTAAAGAGGCAGCGGTCAAGAAAGCCAAGGGCCTCGCGCTCGACCCCGCCGAAGAGAAGCTGCTGGCTGGTTCCTACCAAGCCATTCGCGCGGCACGCGGCCAAGCATTCAAAAGCGGTGCTACAGCAGGCGCGTTTGCCACTGAATACCCGCAGATGACTGGCGCTAGCTTCCGCGAGTTTAGCGAAGCAGGCGTAGACCTTAACGATCCTAATTATGGCCGTGCCTCGCTGGCCATCGGCGGCGGTCTGGCTGCTATCGGCGTGTTCGGCGAAAGACTGATCGTCGAGGGTGCCTTTGAACTGGCGACCAAGAAAGCATCGCGCCTTTCGTCTAACCAGAACGTGTTTGCACTCGCCGCCAAAGACATTGCTGCGCTGGGTCTCAGGGGCGCTGCCACAGAAGGCGCGACGGAAGCGTTGCAGGAAGGCGCGCTGGTCGGCCAGCGTTTTGCCGTTGACGACGATTACTCTGCTGAGGACGCCAAGTGGCGTGTCGCCGAGGCTGGTTTTGCAGGCGCTCTTGCTGGCGGAGCAATAGGCGGCGGCAGCGGTGTATTTACAGGTACGGCGCGCGCGTTGAGCGTTGAGCCCCCCGTTTCGACCGACCGCTTGCGGAAGGAACGCGATGTAATCCGTACACGGACACTGGGGGGCGCATTCGGCCCGCAGCGCCGTCCGAAGTACGCTGGCGAATACGAAGCAGCCAAAGGCGCAACTCCTCAGTATGCCGAAGACTACAAAGGCTTGCTGCACCCTAGCGTCGAAGCCGAGATGAGGGCTTCGGATTACACGCAGGATGACAAGACACGCTTCGAAGATGTGCTTAACGTGCTGGATAGTGCGTACAAGGACATCGACGACGGCAACATCGACGTTGCTCGCGAAAAGCTGACAGGCGCGCGCGCCTTGCTGGATAAAACCGGCGCTAAGAAAACCGCGCAGTACGAACAAGTCCAGCGTCTGTTGCGCGAATCGTTTGCGTCGTTGAACCAAGCGTCGAAGGCGCAGGATCCGCGCACAACCGCGCAGAAAATTATGGACAAGGCGAAGGCTACTACGCAAGCTGTCCGCGACAAGATTAACGAAGGCCGCATGGACGCCGAGGAGACTGGTATGTCGCTCGACGGCCCTACGCAGGAGTCGGAGGCTGACTATAACGCTCAGATCGCGCACCTAGGTAAGACCCTCTCGCCTAAGTCCGGCGTGTGGATCCCCGAGAACTCGCAGTTCCAGTTCCCCGACACGCTCAAGGACTACGAGCCGGCAAAAGCAGACAACGTCTGGGTTGTAAAAATCCCCGGGCAAGGCGTTCTGCTGACCCGCTACAAGTCCGACGCAGTGAAGCTGGCGATGTCCGCACAGGAGAACTCAGGCGGTTTTGAGCGTATGCTCGCCCGTGTGTTGGGCTACTCCGCTGTTAAGCCTGACGACGCCGACCGCGCTGTGGCAGTGCAGGACGCTGGTGGTAATATCATCAGCGAAGAAGCCACCAACGAAGCAGGCGAAAGGGCAGCTGTCCTCAACGCCGACAAGATCGCTAAGGCAGCTGGCCCCGGCGCCAGCGTGTTTGTGCGCGACCTCAAGGACGCCCTGCGTTTCCGCCGCGACCGCGCCGAGGCTGACCAAAATGATGCCTTGAAACCGGCTCAAACTGCGCCAGAGCAAAAAGAAGCACCCGACCAAGAAGTCGTAGACGAAGGCGGGATGGGCGATGGTCCTGTTGTCCGTAATATGTCTACAAATACCGGATCTGATACGGGAGACCTTGCTGCCCAAGAGCAAGCGCTTGATTTGCTGAGCCAGCTAGAGCCCGGCGAAACAATTGTTTCGGGGCGGCTGGGACCGCTCGCAAAAGCTGCTTTTGATTTGGCGCAGAAAACGGCTCCCCTTCAAAAACCGCTTCTGGTTCTCAGCACCGCAGATGCAAACGTGTCTGCGCTTATCCGGGCACTAGTCTCAATTGGGTCTATGCCTGAGGCGATGCTTACAGTCGCTGCCGCGCTAGACTATGATCCTTTTTTTCCGACATCAGAAGCATTCGGGGGTGCGTTTTTCCCCGGAACGCCAGACTATAATCTTATTATCCTCAACACAACCTTTTACGATGATGCTTCAATTGCTGCAATTGGCGTGCATGAATATGGGCATGCGCTGTTTTCGCAGGCGTACGCTGGCAACAAAACACGCATCGCTACAGAGTTCCGCGCTAGCAAGACCGGCCAAGAGTTTCTTGCTAAGTTCAAGGAAACTTATGAGGCTGAGTACGGGGTAGCTTATAACAATAACCCCGACAGAATTATCGAGGAGTGGTTTGCGGATCAGTTGGCGCTATATGTGCTCAGCCCCGAAAAAGCGCCTAAAGGGCTAACTGACATTTTGAAAGAGTTGTTTACGCAACTCAAAGCAGTGTTTGATGGCTGGCGAAAGACTGGCCACCCGTTGCTGGTAGCCCGCACAAATCTAACAGACGCATTTGTTGAATTTATCGAGCGGGCTATCCCCGCAGGCATGTTTACTGCGCCTATTAATCCTGATGAGGTTCGCAAGCACTTTCAAAAACAAGTCGTTGACTTTAATCCTGATGGACCGACTGCCGAAAGCATGTCCACGGGTGTTATGCCCACAACTGCTCAGCCCGCCACCCGCAATATGTCCTCAGACGCTCGTTCCGACGCGCTCACCACGGTTGACGCTGAAGAGGCCACCGGCGGCGCAGTGGTCAAGGACTACGCGTCGGCTGCTGGCCAGAACCGCGAGCTGACCCCCGAACAGGTCAAGCAGATGCTGGACGAGGCTGTTCCCGACGAGGAGCGCCGCGCTGAGCTGACGCGCTTCGAGGACGCACTGTCCGACAGCGCCGTGAAATACATCGTTAAAGCTTACGCCGACGACCCAGACGGCTACTACTTCGTTGATGTTATCATCAACGAGTCCGATGAAGCGCGGATCCAGATCAAGCGCGCCTCGACAGGCAAGACCGCGTCGCAAATCTCCGTAGACGAACAGATCGCGGACCGCGTCGATGCGCTCGTGAAAGCTGTTGCGAAAGACGCCCGCGACAGGAAAGACGAGAAGAAAGCAGCTGTTCCCGGCGACAGCTTCGCGACCAGCATCGTGGTGACGTCCAGCAAAGGCAAGCGCACCCGCCCAAGCATCGCGCAGCTTATCGCCATCGGTATGAAGATCAACCGCATCGAGGGCGCCGACGCCTTGTTCCTAGGCGAAGGCATGAGCCCCCAGCAAGCTGTCAAGGCAGGCTTGACACGTGCTGTTAAAGAGCTGGCCTTGCTGGGCTACACATTTGAAATTGACCCGATGCCGCAGCAAAAGGCTGCAGCTGATCCGGGTTCTATCTCCGCCCGTGCCGCTCCGCAACGCGCAGCAGGCCGTAGCTTGCAGCTTAACCGCGCTGACCTGCGCCTATTGCAGCAGCCGAGCAGCATCCCGCAGCTCAAGGACCAAGTCGTTTACTACGACAAGAACCGCCGTATCACGTACACCTATGCCGACGTGATCGCGACAGCGGACGCACAGGTGCGCCAGAAGGACCGCAACGCAGGTTACCTTAAAGCGTACACGGAGGGTCGCCGCAAGCGTACCGAGGAACGCCTCATCCGCCAGTGGATGAATGCACGCCGCGCCAACACCAAGCGGTTTACCGCTGGTAACCTGACCGGTGACCAGCTTGCTCTGGCGCAAATGACTTACGGCGATCTTAGCGCCCCAGACGACGTTTCACCGGGTACGCCGCTGCACGACAAGCTGCGCGACTTCGTAGACGCAAAACTTAAAGCGGCTGATAAAGAATTCGCCCAGAACCTACGCGACCGCGAGATCGCCTTCGACCCACAAGACCTCGAAGGTGTCAGCGATCCTGACGCCGAGGCTGAGATGCTGCGCTCTGCCATGCAGGCGTACATGAAGGAGAATCCCGGCGAAGAAGTTGTGTTTGAAAACCAAGGCCTCGCCCAGCAGCGCGAAGAAGACGCCGCCAAGGACAATTCGCAGCTGCCTGAAGAAACGCCTGTGCAGTCTGAACTGGTGTATGAAGGCGCCGAGAAGGACCTCGCCGACCGCGCAGAGCTGCTCGCTCAGATGCGCCCTGCCGCAGCAGCTGCCTTGCGCGACAACGTAGACCTCGTGCGCGAGAGCCACATTGCAATCCTTGACGCAGCAGCACGTGCTGGCGCCCTGCCGTACATGCAGGCCTTTGCTGCGCGCCGCAACAATGGCAACAACACCCTGACGCTTCGCATGGCTCCAATCCCGGTCAAGGACCGCCCGGCGGACTACGCAGACAAGCTCCGCGCGTTGTACGGTGCGCTCACGCCGGAGGCAGCCTCCCGCCTGCGCAACAAGATCAACTTCGTCACTAACAAGCAGCTCAACAGTTTCTACGCCATCGCAGCGAACGATCCGTCTCGCCTTGAGATTAACACGGGCGAAGGCGGCATTATAAACATCTCGCGCGCCAAGTGGTTCCCCGGCCTGACCACGCCGATTATGGACCTGCAGCGTATTATCTTCGAACTTGCCAAGGACCCGACCGCCAAGATCCTTGACGGCCTGTCAGTGCGCGAGAACCCAACCCCGAACGACACGCTTCAGCTAATCAAGGAAGTTGACAGGCTCAAGGCGTTCCTGCGTGAGGCACGGGCCGGTCTCAGCTTCGACATGCGCGCCGAGCAAGAGATGGAGCTTAACGCTGCCATCGAGCGCGGCGAAAAAGACCTTCGTAAGAAGCAGGATGAGCTGCGGGCCGCGCGTAAACTCGACAAAAAGGGCGAGTCCAAGACGCGCACCACGCCAAAGGTCCAGATACCGACCCGCAACGCCTCGTTCAAGATCCACAGCGCTGTCCCGGCGCTTGTAAGCCGCGTGCTTGGCGTCGCGCACGGCATCGTTTCGCCCAACAAGCCCGTGGACGTGTTCACCGCTTCTGACTTCGAGGCAGGTTTCCAAGAGTTGGTAGACTCCGGCTTTATCCCCGCAGACTTCGTGCCTGTGTTCCAGCAGCAGCTTGCCTCCATGCGCGGCGCCGACGGCGACAATGTGTACGGCGCGCTGGTGTTTCGGGGGCGGTACATCATCCTGCTCAACGACCTGCGCGCAGACGGCGCGGTCAGCGACGCAGTCATGGCAATCGCAGCAGCGCACGAGATGGGCCACATCCTCTTCATCGAAGAGTTCGGCAACATCGAGATGGGCGCTATCCCAGAGAACGTCGAGAAGGGCCTGCTGGACGGCTACACGCAGTTCGTTAACGAGCAGCGCGCGGCTGGCGCGGAAGTTATTCCGTTCGAAGAGTGGTTCTCTGACCAAGTCGGTATCTACGCTTACCGCGAGGCTTCGAACGAAGACCAAAAACGTAGTGATAAAGAGTCTGCTGTTCGGCGCGAACCGCAAAAACCAGACGCGATTTCTGCCTACTTCAAAAGCATCGCCGAGAAGCTCAAGAAGCTGTTCAACGCAGTCAATAAGCTGTTCGGCGGGCGCCTGCGCCAGAGTCAGCAGTTCGTGGACTACTTCGAATCAGTCGTCTTCCGCCGGAAGAAGTACGCTGCACCGCCTACTACGCTGATCGGCGTGGCGTACCGCAACATGGCTCAGCAACGGATGGTCAACGGGCAGCCGCAGCAGCAACTGGCGTCGAAGCTCTACGACGACGCCAGCAACCTGCTTAAAGACTTTATGAATGATCCAATCGATACGCTCAAACGTACTGTGTACGCGACGGATGACTACCTGCGCCAGATGGGACCGGCGGGCGTGGAGCTTGCTCAGTTCTTCCGTGGCCGCTCGCAGTCCAAGGAAGACACGGGCTTCCATTCCGCCAAGATCTTTGAGCAGCACCGCTGGTTCTCCAAGCTGGCCGACGCCATTGGCATCGAGACGGACAAGCTGACAACCGACGAGATTGATACGATCCTCTTTGAGGCCGAGGACAACACCATCCCCACCGCACAGCTCTCGCCCAAGGCACAGGCCGTGCGCAAAGTGTTCGACGACATGTACGAACAGTACATCACGTACACGGACGCAAACGGCGCAAAAAAGAAGTGGTTCGCCGTTAAAAAGGCGGAGAACTACAACCCGCGCCAGATCAATACGTCAAATGTCGCAATTGAACCGACAGGTTTCGCGAACTGGCTCGCGGCTAACGGCTTCGAGTCCCAGAGCGACGCTAACGCTATCGCAGCGTACCTCGCGCAGCAGGCTGGCAGCATCATGCCCGCAGGTGCTGGCCCGCTTGACGCGCCCATGATGCCGCATGGTAAGGCCCGTAGCCTGAACCAAATCCCGACCAAGGCCCTGCGCGACGCGCTTATGCCTGATGGCACTCTGGCACCGGGCGCTGACCCTAAATACGGCTGGCTCGTCCCGCCGCAGATGGCCCTGACCCAGTACATCCACTTCACCGCGCGTAAGGTCGAGTTCGAACGGCGTGGTGGCAAGGCCAAACTGGAAGGGCTGGTTGCTCAGCTGCCTAAAAAGAAGCAAGCGGATGCTGTCAGGGCGCTTGAAGCCAACCTCGGCAAGCTTGGCGACGACATCCGCCACCGCCCGGCTGCCCGGCAGTTCAACAGCATCACGCAGGTGACCACCGCTATTACTACGCTGACGTTCGCCGTGTTCGCCTCGCTGCCGGACCTTGCCGGGGTTGCGATGCGTTCGAAGGACTTCTCAAATTTCATGGACGTCATGCGCCAGTTCAAGCGCACGCTGACAGACAAGCAAAACGCAGAGCTGACCCGGTCGGTCGGCGTCGTCACGAGCCAAGCGCTCGACAGCATCTTCATGTCACCCGGCGAGATGGACTACACCGCTCCGTGGGCCAAGAAGATCATGGAGAAGTTCTTCGTGTTCAACGGCACGGACGCCTACACCCGGTTTGCCCGTACGTTTGCCACCGGCATGGGCCGCGAGTTCCTTGTCAACACCGCGTTCGCCCCGGCGTTTGGCCCGCAGCAGGAACGCTGGCTGTCGGAGCTGGGTGTAACCCGCGACGACATCACCAGCTGGCACGCTTCTGGGCAGCCGCTGAGCGACCTGACCCCCGGTACCCGCGACCACCGCATCGCTAACGCCATCGCGCGCTTTGCAGAAGAAGCCGTGATCCGCCCCGACAGCTCGATCAAACCCGGCTGGGCGTCAAACCCCTACTACAACGTGATCTGGCAGCTCAAAACGTATTTCTACGCCTACGGCAAGATCATTATTGCTGGCATGGCGCGCGAGTTCAAGAACCGTATTGATATCGACGGCGACATTAAAGGCGCAGTAGCGCAGCTTTCGCTGGCTATCGGGGGTATCCTGATCCTGACCATGATTGGCCTCGAAGCCCGCGAGTGGACCAAGTACCTGCTGCGCCTTTTTATCCCGTGGAAGGACTCGGAGGACGCACTGCAAACCGATACAATGGACCTTGGCCAGTATTCAGCCGAAATTGTTGAGCGCTCCGGCCTGCTAGGCCCCTTTGCTCTTGCCACATCGGCCATGGAAGGGTTACAACGTGAAGGTTGGCTCGGGCCTGTTATTGCCACGGTGCCAGCTGTTGACTTCGTAGACGATTCGGTCTTCGACGGCGATTGGGACCGCGTATTGCCTGTAATAAATAATCTCTAGGGAGCTAACATGGCTTACAGTGACACCATTAACTGCGTAGTCGGCGACACCCTCCCGTCGCTGGTGTGTACCGTACGCGACCGCAATACCGCCGCGCCGGGACAAACGCTCCGCCCCAATGACCCATTGACGTGGGCGCCAATGAATCTTACCGGCGCAACAGTGCGTATGTATATCCGCGCCGCAGGCATTACAACAGCCCCTGTAGCCACGCTGATAGGCGCGCTTGTAGATCCCGCAAATGGCGTAGTTGCCTTTACGTTTGGCAGCAACACGCTGTCAGCGGCGGGTACGTTTGACGCCGAAGTTGAGATTACGTTTTCGGGCGGCGGCATCCAGACTATTATCGATTTCATAAAGATTAAAGTGCGCGATCAAATTGCGTAATGAGCAACAGTACGGATAGTTCTGTTTCAGGTGCGGTCACAGTAACAACTGTAGATCTTACACAGAACGCGTCGTACACTCACCCCGAAGCCGATGTTTTATTTGTAGATTTACAAACCACTGTACTGTACGTAGACGCAGCAGTTGGGTTGTTCTTTACCGATCCTGCCGTATTATTGAAAGCAGCAGAACTTACACTAGGGGTCGCGTATACGCTGCCCGCTGCGACAAATGTACGATTCGATCCTTCTTATATAATAAATACTGTCGGCGACAATGTCTCTGTCACTGATACGTTAGCACTTTTTACGACTTCTGCGCAGATCGAAACCGTCTCCATCGCAGATACGCCTGTTCTCTTCACGTCGCTCGCGAAAACCGAGACGGTTTCCGTCGCAGATACGCCTGTTCTCTCCACGTCGCTCGCAAAGACCGAGACGGTTTCCGTCGCAGATACGCCTGTTCTTTCCACGTCGCTCGCGAAAACCGAAACGGTTTCCATCGCAGATACGCCTGTTCTCTCCACGTCGCTCGCAAAGACCGAGACGGTTTCCGTCGCAGATACGCCTGTTCTCTCCACGTCGCTCGCAAAGACCGAGACGGTTTCCGTCGCAGATACGCCTGTTCTTTCTACGTCTGCGCCGAAGACCGAGACGGTTTCCATCGCAGATACGCCTGTTCTTTCCACGTCGCTCGCGAAAACCGAAACGGTTTCCATCGCAGATACGCCTGTTCTTTCTACGTCGCTCGCGAAAACCGAAACGGTTTCCATCGCAGATACGCCT